TTTGGCCCGCCGCAGGCGTCGCTCGTTAGAGACGGTACAGACGGAAGGACGGCCTAAGGATAGTATTACCCTTAGGCCGTTGCGGTTGCAAAGTTGCAAAAAGGACCCTCGCACATGCGAAGTGCAACATATAAGTATAAAGGCAACAACACTACTAATGGCGCGTGTGTACCAAAACTGGGTCTTCACCAGCTTCGAAGTCGAACCACCGGCGTACGACGAGAACACGATGTTGTTCATGGTCTACCAGCGCGAGACAGCGCCAACCACCCAGAAGCTTCACTGGCAGGGCTACTTCAAAGCCCACAAGCGCATCGGTTTTAAGACTGCGAAGCAGATCGTGGGCAACTCTGCCCACCTCGAGGTCATGCGCGGCACGCCCAAGCAAGCCTCTGACTACTGTCTGAAGGACGAGACTGCCATTGAGGGCACACGCGCTGTTTTCGGTGAGATCCCGACTCACGGAGACAAGAACGACATGGCAGCCTGGCGCGACGCGATCAAGGCAGGGATGAGCCAGACGGATCTGTTCGAGAACTTTTTGCCTTTGATGCTACGCTTCTCTAACGCGTACAAGCAGATGGCGACCCTGTACAGTAAGAAACGAAAGTACGAGGGCGACGAGCGCCCAGTGCTGGAGTTCCACATCGGACCCACTGGATCTGGCAAGAGCAAGACGGTGTTTGAAAAGTACCCAGACGCGTACGCATGGTCAATCGACAACGGGGGCGGGAGCACCTGGATCAGCAACTACAACGGAGAGGATGTGATAATCCTTGACGAGTTCCGCGGAGAGCTACGCTTTAAGGCTTTGAAGGAGCTGTGCGGGTGGAACCCATACTCCTTTCAGAGCAAGTACGGAGACGTACAGATCTTAGCCAAGAAGTTCGTGTTTACAAGCACGACGCACCCCAACGAATGGTACGTGGACAGGGAGGGCGAGTGGGCGAGACGGGTGGCAGAATTCGGCGTAGAATATAAGTACCCTGTAACAAACCTTTGACATGCCGAAACGCAAGTCTCGCACCGCTTGTGCTAGCGGTAGCAAGCGCCGCCGCACTGGTGGCGTTGGTAAGAAGTACAAGGGCCGGGCGAAGATCCGGTCGAAGTTCAAGAGCCGCGCGGGTTCGAAGACGAAGCAGATCTACCAGAAGCCGAGGCAGACTGTGCCTGGGATGGCTGGCGCTGGCACGTTTTCTACGTTCTCTAATCGGCACGCCATGAAGGCTTTTGACAAAAAGCTTTTGAAAGACCTTGCCATGCAAAACTTAAGCACTGTGGAAGGCTTACGCGTGGCGTGGGGAGAGAACAATCAGGTAGCCAGTTGCCCTGCTGTCTGCTGGAATCATGCCGACATGAATAAGTGCTTTAGCTTGGGTACAACCCTTGGTGACACTGACAACCTAAATACGCGCCGACTGTACATACAGTCCATGAACACATGTGTGAACATCAGCAACCCTACAAGCGCTCCTGTGATGTTTGACATCTACGACATCATGTACCGCCACGACATGCCGCAGCACACTGCATCTGGCGCGTACAACATTCCAAACAGTCTTTGGTACGACGGTCTTCAAGACATGGGCGACATCGGCAGTGGCTTGCTCTCAGACCCTGGAAACACGCCTTTCATGTCTCCAAAGTTTACACAGAACTTGAAGGTGATGAAGGTGACAAAGGTGCAACTGCCACAGGGTGGCACACACGAACACCGGGTTCATGCTGAAGTGAACCAGATGCTTAGTTACGAGAACGTCATGAACAGTGGCTTGTACTACTACAAAGGTAAGACCGTGGTATCAATGATCGTTGTACGCGGTACTCCAGTGGACGACGGAACTAACGTTGGCCTTTGCGCGGGCGCTTTGAACATGGTGGTGACGCAAAAGTATCAGTTCCACATGATCCGAAACAGCGTTTCCACGTTCGTCACTACAAACACTCTACCGACACTGACGGCTGAGAGGATCATCAACATCGGATCCGGGGCGGCAGAAGCTGTTAACATGGCTTGAGTGTAAAAGATGCAACCGGCCCTCGGCCGTGATCAACACTGTCCAGTGAGATGTGTACCCAGTCACATGTGTACCCGTTGTGTGATGAGCACCGGGCGTGTCTGGTTTTTTTTTTTGGCCCGCCGCAGGCGTCGCTCGTTAGAGACGGTACAGACGGAAGGACGGCCTAAGGATAGTATTACCCTTAGGCCGTTGCGGTTGCAAAGTTGCAAAAAGGACCCTCGCACATGCGAAGT